AATGAAGACATAAAATATCAAATAGAAGAGATACTGAATGCAGGAAAAAATAAAAAGCAAATAAAAATATTGAGAATCTCAGAAGTCTTTGGAAATAACGGCCATGGAATTAATAGTCATATAAATAGGTGTTTAAAATGGCAAATTTGGCAAATTAAACTATTTATTTTTTTAAACAGCACATAAATTATACTTTTGATAATTCAAAAAAGGGAAAACATTTATTAAAAAAATCAAAAAGTATTGCGCGAATAAAAATGCGGGTATGGCAGTTATAGCGTATGGTTTTACTCAATTCGAATATGCAATACCAGCCATACCACTCATGACACGAAGAACGTTGTAGTTAACAGCGTATACACGAACCTTAGCGGTGTTGGTTCCAGAAACGGTAGCACTGGAAAGAACCAATTGAAGAACAGCGTTATCAATTCTGGAGAAGTTGCAACTTCCAGAAGGTTGGTGTTCCTCAGGGCGAAGAGCGAAGGAGTATACGTTGATACCAGCATCAGGAGCACGGGTGTGGTGTTGGTAAGGTTGAACTAGGTCAAAGTAAGAACCCTCACGTTCAGAGAATCTGTCTTGGCCGTTAAGTTGAAGCTTAGCGGTAACAACAGGATTCTCACCCCAACAGTGCATGTCAAGAGCGGTCTCAGCAAGAACGAAGGTACCAGCATCAGACAAGGAAGAACCTTGGTCTTGACCAGCAACACCGGAGCTTACATCACCAGCATCAGACAATTGGAAAACACCGCCAGAGATGACAGCGTTGGTTCCACTGATGGATTCATCAGAACCGAATGCGTGGATAGCGTTAGGAAGAGCATCAATAGCATCGGTGTAGTTGAAAGGTTGAGCACCCAAGGTCTTGTAAAGGGTTTCACCACCCTCCAAAGAAGCACAGTAGTCAACGTTAGCATCAGGTTGAACAACCCAAACCAATTCCTTACAAGGGTGGTTGAAGTTCAACTTGATCTTGTTGGAAGAAGAACCAACAGATTCATCACCAGTGAATTGAACTTGTTCGATCAAGTACTCGTGAGGATTTTGAGCCATCTTTCTTCTCTCGTCGGTATCCAAGAAGATATAGTCAACGTAAAGGGAAGCAGCAACAAGAGATTGTTGGTAAGCGGTGGAAACAGACTTGGTTCCGGTGGTAGCGCTAAGCTCGGAAACAGCCCATAGACACTCACCGATAGGTCTGAAGTCAATGTTGATCTTAACTTCGTGGTATTGAAGAGCGATCAAAGGAAGAGCAAGACCAGGGTTTCTGCAGTACCAGAACATCAAAGGAACGTAAAGGGTGGTCTCAGGAAGAGCGTTTCTAGGAGCACATACTTGGTTAGGAGCAGTGGTAGAAGCACAAGGTCCAGAAACATCAGCGAAAGCAGGGTCGGTGATGTAGGTAAGAGCGGTGGTGTTACCGATCATCTTGTAGTAACCAGCTTGTTGTTCCTTGGAAAGGGTCAATTGGTTCCAGATGTGCATCCAATCACCGTATTGACGGTCAATTCTTTGACCACCAATCTCGATCTCAACTTGAGCGATCAATTGCTCACCAACGAAGTCCAACCAACGAGCATATACGTTTCCGCTGCTGTTCATATCTTGGTTGATCTCAGGAAGAGTTACTTGAAGGTAAGTTCTGTAAGCAAGATCACCGTTTCTGCTGATGGTACAGGTAACACGGCGACCGAAGTCAGCTTGACCAGAAAAGGTTTGTTCAATGGATTCCATTGCAAAGTTGGTGTGGCGTCTGTAGGACACCTTCCAGAAAGTAATCTCAGGGGTTCCGGTAAGGAACACGTCTTGTGCGCCATAGGCGACTAGTTGCATAAGACCTCCAGCCATATTTTATATATATATTAGAAAAGAAAAAAAATTTGAAAGAAATGCAAAAATAATGGAACATTTTTTGTTGGAAAACAATAAATTTGCACTTTTTTCCTAAATAAACACTTGTTTGGAACAAAAAAAGACGGGGTTAAATCGTTTGTATAGACTTCATTATACAAAATATTTGTAGATATTTTTCAGCTTCATATTTATACTTTCACATCATTTATGCTGTTAAATAAAATTCAATGGTCAAAAATAAAAATGTTATTTATTCGTCTTTTTTAGGAAGGTGTCTAAATTATTGTTTTCTAAAATAAATTGTTCCAAATAGTTTTCCTGAAATACTTCCTTTTTATTTTCGTGTTTTTTTGTGAAAATATATTGATGTTCTTGTTTTTTAACCGTCCATCCATTGTCTAATGCATTTGAAATGAATAATAATTTTTGGAACTGCTTGCGATTAATGTTTTCATAATATGCGAATGGGTCTTCTATTGGGATTTCTTTTGTGGGGATTGGGCTACTTGACATATACACGCTATACACATTCTGTATAGTGTTTATAGGAACATTTTACGCATTTATTTTACAAATTTCATCATTTTGGTGCCACATTTTTCACATACCCCAGATAATGCGTTACGTCCATTTTTTGTTTTTATTTTCTTGGTATCTTTCATTGTGCGTTTTTCTTTACATTTTACACAATACCCGATTTCAGTAGAAGTTTTGGATGCTTTCTTTGGTCCCATTTATACATTCTAAATACATTATTTATCTAGCCCATAAAATGATATAAAGTTCTTTATTTGCCAACATAGTAATTCTATCTCTACTTCAGAAGTAAAACTGGATGTATGGTTACCGCTATTTACAATGTAACGTTTACTAGTGTCTTTTCTTGCGATAGATAGTTCATAATCATCTAATGCTTTTGCTAATGGAAGTTTATCATCATCACGATTCAGTAACGTAAGAACAGGTATTTTTAATTTGTTTTGCTTTACCCCCAGGTATGGCATTTTATACCGTTCATTAAAGTGGCTATTCAGTAATATACATCCTTTTACATTATTAATGTTTCTTGATTGGTCCATAATACAATACAGCAACCCAAAAAATCCACCAAATGAATGCCCCATAATAATGGTATTGTTTTGTAATGGTTGTTGTGGAAAATAAGGTAAATAAGTAATATTCAATGGTATATCAAATTCATCACGCAGTGTATCTAGAAAGGGTTTATAAAAAGAATCCGGTATTTGAGAACCATGAAGGAAGCCAATCTGTAATACTTTTGGAGGTGGAATACGAAGAAGCCTACGGAAAAACCCATTGTAAGCCTGAAAATATACTATAAATAAAATACCCCATAATAATAACACAGTAAATTTAAACATTTGATGTAGATATACATATAGGCGTGTGTCTATACTTTTTATTATAATAGTATTTCAAAAAACATAAACGGAAAAAGGATAATAAATATTGTATTTGTTAGATACTTATACAGAATAGTATTCAAATGAGTTCTCACCAACGAATAATTCATACAATAGATGAAAAGCATACTACTATGTTAGACCAATTCCATAAAGATAGCGTAGAGACAATTCCAGCGTTACAAAAAGAAAAAGAGACCTTAAAAGAAGATATAAGAAAATTGGATCCGACAAACGTAGACAAGATCATTGAATATAAAGATAAGATAAAAGCAATTCAACAAGATATTAACCGTATTAAAATGGAAAAGAAGAAATATTATTTGGATAACTCAAAGTATATATTTGACTATTTTGAGCAAAAGAAGGATATTAATAATATTGAGAAGCCTAGTCAACATGATGAAGTAATCCAGTCTTTCTTCAAAATAAAATCCAAAACGCCAGAAGCATCTGACGTCCAAAATAACAAATATTTACAATCAAAGCAGTATTATACAAAATACTGGAGAAATGTGCGTAACGATATTACAAACATCAAAGACTTCATTGTTCCATCAGACATATGTATGTATTGTAGTGAAGGAGAATTAATCCCACAAGATGAGGAAGGAATATTGATTTGTAATAATGAACAATGTAGCAAGTTTATTACATACATAGTGGATGGTGCAAAGCCAAATAGTAAAGACCCCCCAAATGAAGTATCCTATACCGCTTATATACGATTAAACCATTTCAAAGAGATTTTATCACAATTCCAAGCAAAGGAAACAACACAAATACCAGATGAAGTAATGGACGCAATTAAGGCACGTATTAAAAAAGAACGTATTGAAGATGTTTCCACATTGGATTATAATAAAATGCGTGATATTTTACGAAAATTGGGATTGAATAAGTATTTTGAACATATCCAATATATTAATTCATTGTTTGGTATCAAGCCACCAGTAATGAATGAAGAGTTACACGAAACATTGTGTGTGTTGTTCATTGAAATACAGAAGCCGTGGGCGGTGCATTGTCCGCCAAATCGCACAAATTTTTTTAATTATACATATACGTTATATCAATTGTGTAATTTGTTAGATCAAACACAATATTTGCCTTACATACCAATGATGAAAGACCGGGAGAAACAATTAGAACAAGATATGATTTGGAAAAAGGTATGTGAAGATTTGGACTGGGAATATTTCCCAACAGTATAATGTCGTAATTGTAAAGAATGTAAAACATTGTAAAGAATATAAATATGTGTATTCATTTGTATTATGTATGCTACAAATGAAGAATACCGAAATGAGTTTCGTAAGTTGTGTGGAATGAATACAACCAATTATCCTGTTGAATGTGATGACCCGACAATTGATGTTGAGAGTCGCGATGAAATGATGTATGATGAAGAAGCAGTGAAACAGTTTATGGATAATGTATACGAGAAAACACGCAATTCACCCCTATTTATGAAATTATATGAAAAAGCGGCGGGATTTATGTTCTCAACGGACCCAGAAATAGGTATGACTATTTTACTTGGATATGATTATTTAGATGCTTTTTCACCATGTATTGAATCTTTTTTGAAAGAACCTGCTACATTTGGCGAAACCAACCTACAATATCAGGAATTAGTAAAGCGGTTAAATAGATGATTTGATTTGAAAAAAAAATCTACCTATATACAAACAATATGTCTTCTACACGAAATAGAAATAATATGGCGGATTATCAACAAGAGAGTAAATCTTATCAACACGCAATTGACCATATGACTCTTCCCATATCTGGGGAAGCAGCAACCAATAATTTTGCAGGTAACGGGTTACTAATGGGACGCATGGCAAATCATAGTTTATCCAAGAATGCATGCGATGTTGAGTCGCAGTTGTTTGGTATTGGTTCAACCAATTTGGTAACCCCTAAAGCCATTGTTGAGAACAAGCCTAAATCGTTACAGTCCTTGAATGTAATGGAACGAACCCCATTAATTATTCCAGCACCTTTGAAAGTAGCTTCTAATCAACGACCTTACCCAATGAATTAAGTGTATATACGCTGTTTTTGTGTTTTACTTTGATTGGTTTTTTTATTGGAATGTTTTTTTTTGGAAAAACATTTGAAAGTGTAATTATGTGAAGGTTTATGTCGTGGTATGTGGTTCCATTCCTCCTCTGTAAAGAACTGTAATTCGTGTTCTGGGTCAGTTTGTGTAGAAAATTCTTGTTTTTGCGGCGGTTCTTGGTGGTGGTCCTCATATGTATCCTCAATAATCTCTTTTTCATCGGGACTATCGTATTCACTTGTATCACTTTCACTTTCATATGGGTGTATGATTTCCATCATAGCGTGCTGTATGCTTTGTTGAAAATAATTCTGGAAGGGTTCCGGTTTATTTTCGGGTAATTTAGATAAATGTTCAAATCGGATTTTCATATATTCAGTGATAGGATTCAGTTCATTTTCGTCAGTGATTTGCATAGGGATTTCAATAAAGGCATTAATATATTTCAATTGTTTTTCCATTTACTCATAATAAATAACATCTTTTATTTATTATCTTTCATACGAATTACTTGTTTAGAATCATCTACCCCCTTCTTGTTCCACGATGTTTACCAGCTCTGCCGTGAACGTGTCCCCTTCTACTCTTATTATTCCTTTGCCTATTTTTAAGGATTAAAGGACTTACTTCTTCTTTTCTAATTTCTTCTTTTCTAATTTCTTCTTTTCTAATTTCTTCTTTTCCAATCTCATATAATGGTTTATATGATTTCGTAATAGTATCATCTAATGTAGGTTGGCATACAGTATCGGTAGTATTCAATTTCGCAATTCTATCTGTAAAAATTAACGTTCCCATTGCAGATACCGCATTACTATTATCTACTTGGTTCATTACCTTTTCCAATGTTTCCTTATATATAGATTTTGCTTGATTATCACTATTACTTGTAGTATTTGTATTAAGCACTTTCAGTTTATCCAGGTCAGTTTGAATAACATCAACTAACCCGTGTTCATCTTCTACTTTTGAATTATAGGTTTCTATCTTGTTAATCAAATCGCTTACATTTGTTTTAATATCATCAATAGATACGTTAGTAGAATAATATTGTTTCTTCAAGTCATTCATATCTAAATAAGATACCAATGGAGGGTCATTTGCTTTTCTTGAAATGTTTAATACGCAAAATACACACACCAATATTTCCTTGTAAAAGTCTATTTTTTTATAATTGGTATCAGATTGTCTCAAATACTTATAAACATCATCAAAAATAATTGAATATTCCGTCTTTTCATTTTTTATAGGCGTTAATTGGAAACAGTTTGATAATGTTGGACAATAATCTTTTAAACAATCACTAATGATATCAGGTGCTTGAAGTAACACATCTTTTCCCTTTTCAATAAGTATTTTATTTACGGTATCGCGAATAAGTTTCAGGGAACTATTAATAAAATATCCTTCTTCGCGACGATTTTTACAAACTTCTTTTCCATATTTAATCCGCTCCATATTAATAGTTAAGATTTCATATAATAAATCATATAAGTCACGATAGTCATCATTTGAAATTAATCTTTCTTCTTTATTTGGGTTCCTCAGTTTTTCCATTTTAAGTATTTCGTCATAGATATTAATTTTGTCTTCACCCTTGATTTCCTGCTTTTTCAAATCACTTAAT